AAGCACTGCCCTCGAAAGAGGAAGGATTGAATATTCTTAGTGCATTGTCTGTGGCTTTTATTGCTCCACTAGCTCTGAAATATGGGCCTGATGGTGCTGTTAAGTTATGGAAGTATGTATCTGCTGGTATTGCTTCAATTAAAGCTGTCTTTATGGGATATGATGCTTACAGTGCGTGGTTTGTTCGTGAACAAATTATGCCTCGCGCTGTCCGTGAAGCTATTGAGGAGGATCTTGCTATGGCTGAAAGAGTTGTAGCAGATAGAATGCCTCGTGCAGGAATTGGCTTTAATCCTCGAGAAGAGGATGAAAAGAAAGAAGCAAATGCTGATCCATGGGCTGGTTTACACCGCCTTTGGGCTCAGCAGGAAGCCATTCTGCATTTGAATAGTCTTAAACAAAGCATGGATTCACATCCCATTGTCACCTTTAGTGCCATATTCGTAATGATTGTATCAATATCATCGTTGCGTTTGTGGTACATGAGAGATGAGAAACCAAAGAAAGCTGTGTGTTTGTTTTTCGCAAAAGGAAATTGTAAGAATGGAGTCTCGTGTCCCTTCTTGCATGAAAAGAGTAATTTACCCTTACATGCCCCGGCAGTATTAATTCCTGATGTGAAACCTTTGGAAGAGATTCCTCTTGGAAAAACAGAACGAAATATTATTTCTCAATATTTAGGTATTGAAGTTTCTGAGTCTAAGAAGGAAATTGCCAAGACTATGTTCCTGACCAAGGAGCAAGTGGAAGCCATGATAGCAAAAGCTATGGTTCCAAAGGACTTTCTTTATACTCAAGAACAATTTGATCGCATGACAGATGATCAAAAAAATCATTTTGTCAATGAATATTATCACTGTGTTCAACATGGTGATTCATGTTCAACCCCAGGATTCACTGGAATTTGCTTTGGATGCAAAAGGCAGTGTCCTGTTGGGGATGTGAAATTATTGTTAAATTGTCGTCAATGGAAGGAAGACTTCGAAGCATCTCACAAGAAAGTGAGTCAAGTGGAGCTTCCTGAAGTGAAGACGATAATTGCTGGCGCAGTTTTGAATACTGGGCGTCAGGAGAAAGTGCAAGTGCGTGGTGAGCGTCGTGCTGGAGAAAAGGCTCAAGGTGCTGAAAGGTACAAAAACCTTTATCTGGATTATGACAAGAACTGGGCAATTCCAAATGATTCTCAGCAAGCCAAATTTCTTTGGTTTGCTTTGCGTGAGAAAATGATTGGTCTCGGTCAAGATATCCCTCGTGGTGTTGAGTGGCGCGGTAAAGTCATCGATCGGATGACTAAAGCTGGCGTGCTCGGCATTGATGATGAAGGATATTATATGATTGATGAATCTCCGGGTCAAATTGCTGAAAGGCTAATGCTCGAAGATTTCTCACAAGCTGATAAAGCTGCTGAGAGACAATCACGTTTTGTCGATGATCAAGGATATCTTGTGATGTCTGAAGTTGGCAAATTGCGCAAAAAGTATGCTGGTCGTGCACAGGGACGTGATTACGTTGGTGCTTATGAAGACGATCGTGCTAGAGAAGAAGATGGAGAAGCTCAGATGCGCAGGCTGATCAAGCAAGAGCTTCGTCAGGCCGGAGTTGACCAAAATTTACGAG